TTAAACCACAGACCCCAACTCCAGATATGGATCTTTATAATCTCCAGTTTTGGAATTGCATGGATTATGGGGTGGTGGCAGTTAGCAAACAGTTCATAGGAACTATGGACTTCGAAGTTTATACAAGAGATCATGGTATTTTAAAAGGATCGTATGTATGCACTCTTGATAATTATCACGAAGATATAAATGCAATAGATTATTCCACGAGTGAAAAACCAGCCGAGCATAAATCACATAACATAATAGAACTAGAAAACGGACAATTTTGTTTGTATCCAAACAATAGAATGCGTGTCTACGATAATTCACTTACGCCAGACAAACCATTGCAACCAGACTTCAAAGTTAGCACAGAGATATATCAAGTTGAGAATGGACAAAAGTTCAGACTCGGAGATACAGACGAATACTTTTGGAAGGCAAAAGATGAATGATAGAGTTTCTTCTGATCTTTATGCTCAACGAAAGAGTAGTAGATCAGACACAAAGATTTGAAAATATTAATACTTGTTTGTATTTTGCTAGACGTTTGAACAATCAACCTGATGTTCCACTGTTAGATGGCAAAACAGCTAAAATTACTGCATATTGTAAGCCTGTTCGAAAAAATTAGGCTCTCAGATCGCCACACAGAGCCGAAACAATATGTCCGTGTGTGATTATACCCTAGAAATACCTTTGTTTTTCTACGATTGTAATAGGTAGGTTAGCCGACTTCTCCCCAGTTTTCGCCTAATTCTGCGTCCACTTCAAAGGGTATTTTTAGATTTGGGACACAATTACACATAATGTCCTTAATTTTCTCTACTTCTTCTTGTTTTTTGATGTTGAAGCACAGTTCATCATGTACGGTCAACATAGGACACAATCCTTCTTTGTAACATTCAACCATTGCTTTCTTAGTTTGATCAGCACTTGACCCTTGAATCAATCTGTTTAGAGCCTTGTATGTAAATGCTCTCCTAACTCTGCCTTTACCACCATACTCATCAATGGCTTCTTCCATTGGCAAAGCTTTGTTGTATCCATAAGACACAGGCTCGTACATATCAAATCTACATTTACGGCCCAACCAAGTTCTAATAATACCTGTGCTCGAAGCACGGTTCATGGCTTTATCAGATAGCGATCTCAAAAAAGGCACTCTTTCATTATAAGTTTCTAAAAGTTTGGAGGCTTCGTCTGTATCTATATCCATGACGTTGGCAAGTTTAGCTTTGCCCATACCATACATAATCCCAAGATTAACTGTCTTGGCTTGTTTTCTAGGTATGTTTGCCATGTCAGCCACCATCTGATGAAAATCAGCATTACCTTCGTGATACATCTTAACAACATCATCTATCTGTGGGTGTCTGTCTATACCTGTCAGAGTGGCACAATAGTGAACCAACCATCTTGGCTCTTGTGATGCGTAGTCAAAAGAACCCCATTTGTGTCCTTTTTCTGGCACAAACAAACCACGAATTAATTTTTTAATTTCTGGATCTCTCGCAGGTATCTGTTGTAAGTTAGGATTACTTGAGCTAAAACGACCTGTAACAGTTCCACCACCATCGGATCTAAGAGAATGAAAATCACAATGTATTCTACCATTATGAGAATGTTCAAGAATAGTATCGACAAAAGTCGTATTGGCTTTGTTTATCTCTCTAATTTTTATAATCTTCTTTGCGATAGGGTGCGTTTGATTAGACAAAAATTGTTTTGTAAACATGGGCGACCCGGACTTTTCTGTGCGAGAATAAGAAAGACCTACAGCATCAAAGACTTTTGCTACAGATGTGGCGACCCAAGGTTCAACCGTGACTCCAGTTTCTTTGACTATCTCTTGTATAAGTGACTCTTCTATCTTTACTAATTCTTTTTTAGTTTGTTGTGCCTTATCAATATCAACAAGAACACCTTTTGTTTTCATTTCAAAAAGAACAGGTAATAGACTTGTTTCTAACTCAAAGATACTAGAACATTCATCTTGAGTTATCTTCTTTCTAAGATTATCCCAAAGTTTTAAAGTTATCAAAGCATCTTGTTCAGCATACTTGCCAACATATCTAGGTGGTAATTTCCACATACCAGACTTCGGATCTACACCGAACTCATCTGCTGCAGACTTCAGTAGCTTTTCATCTTTGTATTCTCCAAGATAATCACGAGCAAGTGAGTTTAAATTATACCATCTTCTGTTTTCATCCAACAAGGGTGCAGCAATCATGGTATCTATTATCTTGCCTTTGACTTCTATTCCTTCGGCTCGTAGCCAACCTAGATCGTATAAAGCATTATGAAATATCTTTGTTATGTTCACATCGTCACATAATTTTTGTAGCCATTTGTAAACTGTTTTCTTTGGTAAATTACCAGACTGATGACCAACAGGAAAATACCAAGAACTTTCTCCCGCAGCCACAGCCACTCCTATGATATATCCATCTTTTCTTGTCCAACCAGGACCAAGAGTCAGTAGTTTGGGATCTTTAGTTTCTAAGTCTATAGAAACTGTTTCATATTGAGATAGATCAGGAAAACTTTGAGGAGGTGTCCAATCAGAGTCCACATTACCCCAAGACATATCTTTTATATCTTGATCTAAAAAATGATATTGATCATTTGTCATTTATAATTTCTCCGCCTAACGCAGCATATCCGATAATATCAACCCAGCTATCATCATGTTCTATTGTTTCTGCTAGTCTAGCTAATTTTACACCAACCATACAAGCTACAACTTCTTGTGCTGTAACATCTCTAGCGAGTATAACAGACCATATCTTAGCTATTCTTTCGTGATTAAATTTAGCAGGCCCATATTCTTTGGCTCTCGGTCCATTGATTAGTTTCTCTGCCTCATCTAAAAAGTATTTTCTATTCTTTTTCATATTTCAAACCTATATTTTGTTGTTGATTCTATTAGATGCAATGTTTTTTTAGCACGAGTTATACCCACATAGAAAGTTCTGATCTCGGAGTCTTGGTCTAAACTTTCTACGCAAGCCTTTGTGGAATCTAATAAAACAGCTACATTATCTGCCTCTCCACCTTTTGCTTTGTGTATTGTAGATATTCTAATCCTTGGACTACCTGTTAATATCTTTTCTCCTCGTCTTCTAACAGACATGATATATGCTGTTTCTTGATCTGATACACTTAAAACTTTCTGCCACGGTACAAAATTATTTGCCGTAAACTCACACAATCTTTCTAAGTTTCCTAATGAGTATCCCTCATCGGGAGGTCTTTCGCTGTTAACGTCTGCTAAAGAATACATCAACTTTCTACCTGCTTTTGTTATATAACTAGGATTAATTAATTTTGAAAAAGGTTTTAATAAATCAGCAGGCACTGATGCTCCTCGTTGTAACTTAAGCCACAACTCTATAGCATTCAATACGTTTGGAGATATAGACCAACCTGTGCCTTCTCTCCAATAAAGATAGCCTTCTTCTTTCATACGAACACAAACTTTGTTTGCTATGTAATTTGTTCTTGCAAGTATCAGCCATTCGCCATTGGTCATATCAACATCTAAAATATCTCTATGCCAAGTTATCGTGCCGTCTTTACTAGTAGGTTTCCACTTTTTAAGTTGTCTAAGAGAAAGTTTCTTTATTAAGTTTTGTGAAAATTCATGAACAACATTCGGAACTCTGTACGATTCTTCTAAAATCATTTTATTTTTACTTGAACCTAAAAAATCTTCTATCCTAACACCCATCCAAGAGTATATAGCTTGATCGTCATCTCCAGCATAATACACAGCCTTTGAGTTTGGCACTAAAACTTCTTTTACCATTCTCCATTGCAGAGGTGCTAAGTCTTGTGCTTCATCTATAATTAGTAAATCAAACTTTGGACTAGATCCCTCTCGTATAAATTTTTCTATCATATCTACAAAATCTAATTTATCTTTTGCTATTTTGTAATCTGTGTAAGCTTTATCTAAAATTTTAAGCTGTTGCCAATGTAAAGTATGATCCCAAGTATCATTGAATTGTTGTTCTAGTGTGACTTCTCTAACACGAGCCATCTGAATAATAGACATATATCTGTCGCCACCTGCACCTATCTGAAACAAAGGTCCATCTTCTAAACCAACAGTAGGGTTAGTTCTAAACTCCAACCCAACTAGTTTTCCTAATTCGTTATAGTCAGATCCTTTGAAAACTTGTCTTGTAGTCAAACCCATCCAAGTAAATGCTAGTGAGTGCAATGTTCTAAAATACGACATTTGATCTGCATTTAAATTTAGCTCTCCCATAGCACGATCTCTTGCCTCTGTTGCAGCTTTACGGCTGAAAGACATGAATGCTATCTTGTTTGGATCTGCACCAAATTTTATTCTACTCTTGACTAAATCAATTAAAGTTGTTGTTTTTCCTGTGCCTGGTGGCCCAAAAATTGTAAGCTCTTTTGTCACTTTCTATTACCTTGTCCCTTGTTCCTACCTGTTGGATGTTTAACTTCAAATGGACATACACCTTTTGCATTTATTTTTACTGCCTCTGGGTACAATCTCCACAGTTCTTCTTCCAAATATTCTTCAATTAGTTTTTTACCTTCAACACATTCTTGCCTTGTTTTATACACAACTCCAGGTTCCCAAAAGCTACACAAGGCATCGCCACCTTTGTATCTGCATTGTTCAACAAAAATTACACAAAAAGCTACTAACATTTCCATTAGAACGGAGCCTCCTCTATTTCAATATTTACGTCTGCAATTTCTACTTCAGAAACAAACTCTGGTATCCACCAAACTCTAACTGACTTCCATTTACCTGCTGATGTTTTGAATTTTTTTACAATAGAACTTTCTTCGTTGTTTATCTCTTTGAGCCTTTCTTGCACTTGTGCTCTCGTATAACTATCAAACTTTTTCTGTCGCATAAACTCCATCAACGAGTCTAATCTAAAATATGTTCGACCTTCTTCTACTTCAGTATATGGTTTACCCAACATAACTTCTTCAAAAGTCTGTGCTTGAACTCGACCTGTACAGTAAGATTCAAGTATAGATATAAACTGACCCTTGTATGTTAACTCTTCGGGAACTTGTATCTCGTTACACTTTTCCATCAAACCATTAACTGTTGTTTCCCAATCTGCATCTTTTAATTTAGGAGGCATGACTTTTAATTGTTCCATACATGCTCGCTGAAACAAACGAGGTGCTTGTAATTCCTCTGTGGTTATCTCTAATCTCTGACCACCTATGTCTACAAACCACAATCTAGGCTCGGATAAAATAACAGATAAACCACTTATTGTTGGCATCGATGTAGCACCTATACCTAATTTCATAGTTCGACATACACCCTGATTGCAATGTGAAGCCATAGGCTCTTCTTTACAAAGATACTGATATTCTTTTTTCTCTAATGTATTTTGAATGGCTACAACTTCTGATGCAGATAATGGTGGATTAAAATCTTTTACGTTGTGTTCTTCAAGTTTTGTTTTCCAATTACCAGGATCAAGTCTTTGTAGAAACACTCCTAAATGAAACAAAGTTCTGTTTCTTTCGCCCTCAAACACACCTATTGATAGCTTGGTTCTAAGACAAGGTATGTAATTAGGTAACAAATCAACAGGTCCACCTATCGGTAATTTTAAAAAATCTTTGGGACTCGTTTTGACTTTGTGGATTTGCTTGATGAACTCTGAGAGTGATGCCTCGACATAACTTGTTCTTTTTTTGAGGATCGCATAACGGAGTGTTTGATCCGAGTCAAAATACGGCAGATTAATGAAGTTACCCACATCCCCCCGCTCGACAAGAATCTGTTCCTGCTTCGGGAATATTTCACACCGACCATGCCCAAGAGCAGAAGATATTTCAGCAGCCTTATCCCTAAAATCCCCAGCATTCATCCAATCCTTAAAAAAGAAAAAAATATGTGCACCACCTGATTTACTACGGCACACGATACATGGTACTTTGAGTTCTGCTAGTTTATCAACTAATTTATTGTGA